CATTCCTGAGGTGGAGATATTAAATCTTGAAATTTCTCAAACAGAACATGTTGTAACAATAAAAGTAATATATAGACTATTAGCAAATAATGCTATGGATGCTATAACCTTAACATTAAATTAATGGCATACTCAAAAGTAAACAATGGAGATAAAGCTGTAACCTACCTAGATAGAAATTACAGCCAGTTAAAACAACAGTTAATAGATTTTGCTAAGATCTATTACCCGGATACTGCTAATGATTTTTCTGAAGGTAGCCCAGGTATGATGTTTTTGGAAATGGCCTCTTATGTGGGTGATGTTTTATCTTTTTACACAGATACACAAGTTCAGGAAACTATGCTTGAGTATGCTCAAGAAAGAGATAACCTGTTTGCATTAGCATATAATTTAGGATATAGACCTAATGTAACTAATGCTTCTTCAGTCAAATTAGATATAACCCAAACAATCCCCGCGGGGGCTGATGGGCCAGACTTTAGATATGCTTTTACCCTTAAAAAGGGATCTGTCTTTATACCCTCTAACAACAGTAATGTTGAGTTTTTAACACAGGAGGATGTTGATTTTAATTTTTCTTCTTCTTTTGACCCAACTGAAGTTACAATATTCAGTATCAATACTACTACTAACCAACCTACTAAATATCTCCTTAAAAAGAGTGTTAGTGCTATAAGTGCTAAAAAGAAAACCAGAACATTTAATGTAGGTGCCCCAGAAAGATTCTTAAAATTAGAATTAAACGACAGTGATATAATAGGAATAGAATCTGTAGTTGATGAAGATAATAACGAATACACTGAAGTACCTTACTTAGCTCAAGAAACCATATTTGAAGAAGTCAAAAATACTGAGGCTAACGACCCTACTTTATCCCAATATAATGGGCAAACACCTTATCTTTTAAAACTTAAAAAGGTACCCAAAAGATTTGCTACAAGATTTAAAGCAAACAATAACTTAGAAATCCATTTTGGTTCAGGTATTTCGGATTCAGCAGATGAAGAAATTATCCCTAACCCAGATAATGTAGGTTTAGGAATTAATGATGGAAGAAGCATGTTGGATTTTGCTTTTGACCCATCAAATTTCTTATACACAAAAGCATATGGTGAAGTACCTAGAAATACTACTCTAACAGTAACTTACTTACAAGGTGGTGGGGTGGTAGCAAATGCTCCTGCTAATATTGTCACAAGGAAAGGAACCCTCATTACACAAGCCAACACAGCAGGTGTTTCTATAACAGATCAAATAGCATCTCTCTCAGTAACAAACCCCCAACCAGCAATTGGAGGTGGTCCTGGAGATACTAATGACGACATTCGCTTAAATGCAGCTGCCAATTTTAATTCCCAGCAAAGAACTGTAACTAAAGACGATTATATATTTAGATCTTTAGTAATGCCTCCTAAATTTGGTAAAGTAGCTAAAGCTTTTATTACACAAGATGATCAAATTTCGGTTGAAACCTCTAGAAGAATTTCCAACCCTAATGGGTTAAATTTGCATGTATTAGGGTACGATATAAATAAAAATCTTGTAAACTTAAATATAGCGGCTAAAGAAAACCTAGCTACATACCTAGGGGAATATAGAATGCTCACGGATGCTATTAACATCAAAGACGCATATGTAGTTAATTTAGGTTTAGATTTTGAAATTACTACATTCAAAAACTACAACAATGATGAAGTTATAACTAGTTGTATCAATAAATTAAAAGAATATTTTAATGTAGACCGTTGGCAAGTAAATCAACCTATCATTATAAGTGAAGTTAGTAATACCCTTACACAAATTAGGGGTGTTCAAACTGTAGAATCTGTCAAATTTAATAATAAATTTGGGGAAGTTATAAACTATTCTAAGTACAAGTACGATTTGGATCAAGCAACTGTTAATGGTATAATTTACCCTTCAGTCGATCCTATGATTTTTGAAATCAAATTCCCTAACACTGATATAAAAGGAAGAGTTAAAACTTACTAATCATGGCACATTATTTTTTATTCCCCGAAAAAGATGCTACTATATACTCGCACCCATTAAGGCAAGAACTTAATACGGGTATAGATGAAATCTTAACCTTAACAGAAGAGGATAATGTAGGTAGAAAATACCCTACTAGAATACTTGTAAAGTTTAAAGACTCAGAAATTACAGATGTTTTATCTAATAAAGTAAGCGGTAATTTTTCAGCAAGCTTAAAATTATATGAAACTGAACACAATAACTTAAGCCTTAATCAACATTTAGAACTATATCCACTAGCTGAAGGCGATTGGAACAATGGTAGGGGCCGTTATGCTAACAGACCACAAACATCTGATGGTGTTTCTTGGAAATATATTGATAATAGTACTGATAAAACCAATTGGACCAACAGTGGGTGGGGAACTGGTATAACAGGAAGTTATTCATCATCAGTTGCTGGTGGTGGCTCTTGGTATACTGGTAGTGGATTTGAAGTTACTCAAACGATTGGGTATAATGAAGATTACGATTTAAGTTTTGATGTTACTTCACCTATAACTAAATTTTATAGTTCAAGTGAATTATCATCCACTTACCCTGATGGCATTACTAATAATGGTTTTATTTTAAAAAGAAGTGAATCACAAGAATTTGACACCATCAATAATGGTACTTTAAATTTCTTCTCACTTGATACCCATACTATATATCCTCCGTATCTTGATATTTCTTGGGATGACTCTTCATATGTCACAGGTAGTGGAGATATTTTATCATCTGGAGATATTTACCTTACATTAAGGAATAATAAAGGAGAATATAGACAAGCTGAAGAAAAAACTTTTAGGCTTAATACTAGACCTTTATATCCTACTAGAAGATTTGTAACTTCTTCTAATTACTTAAATATAAATTACCTCACAAGTGAATCGTATTACTCATTAGTAGATTATGCTACTGAAGAAGTAGTAATCCCGTTTGATGAACACACTAAACTAAGCGCAGATTCAGAAGGTATGTATTTCAAACTATATATGAACGGTTTACAGGCAGATAGATACTATAAATTATTGTTTAAAAATACAAATGATGATGGTATAACTATTTATGATGAAAAATATTATTTTAAAGTAGTTAAATAATGGCTAAAGCACCAGTAACCATAGAGGAGAAAAAGAAAAAGACTATTCCATTTGCGGGGAAGTCTCCATCGTCTAAACCTACCCCCCAAGTTTCTATAGCTGGGAAACCACCAGTAGAACCTTTACCTCCTGTAGAAATTATAGAAAAAAGTACTATTAAACTAGATAGACAAATATATTCACGCAGTGCTTTTAATAATGTAATAGATACCAGTTTTGGTGAACTACAGAAAAAAGAAGATACATTTTCAGTAGCGCAATTTTTCCAGCTTTATAACGCGTTATTTTTTGATATACCGCGTTTAGGTGAAGAGTCACACGTTACTATTAAAAAAAGGAGTAATGAATTTTTACGCGGTTATACTGAGGAAGACCCTAAAGATAACACTATAGATAATCTAAATGATAAAATTTTAGAATTAGAACAACAATTATTATTAGCAAGCCAAACAGACCCCGAACATCCATTTTTTAGAAATGGAACTTTAGTAGCTGAAGAGGTTAATGGGCAAAGAACAGGTAAATTCTTTTACATGGATAAAGGGTTTAAAAGAAAAGTCGATTACACCGATTCTTTTTATAGAACATTACTAAAAGTTTTAGGATATGAAACATCAGATGATTACCCAGGTGCTAGTACAAATATATTATCCCAAATAAAAACTGGCCCTAATTTGGGTGAAGGTAATTTTGAACAACCTACTTCTATAGAAGAGGGTGAACTAATTATTGGAAATAATATTACTGATGACACTAAAGATGCTGAGATTAATCGATTAAATCAGCAAATAAATGAGATTAAAGCAGGTAATTTTAGTAGCACCCCTGAATTAGAGGCCTTTGTAGTAGATAATAATGAAGCCCAGATAATAACAAGTACTATAACAAATTCTATGGGTGATAAACTTACAGCAATTTTTGAAAGAGATTTTGGTTCTTCTTACATAGCAGCTAATGGTAAATTAGTTAGACAATCTGATATTACTAGTATATTTAATGAAATCTTAAATGAAATAGCTGATAAAAGCACAGCTGCTCTTCAAGGATATATATATAATTCATAATGATTATAAAAGAAGAACAAATAGACAATTTAGATAACCAAGACTTATCTGTAGTTCCTACTAAAACTTTAATTAGAAAGTTTGGTAAGCCCGAAGATAATGTTGAATTATTTGTATATGATCTTAACGGAAATATTCTCTTATCAAGAGAAAATTTCAGAGGATATAGACCACCAGAACAGATAAACAATAAAGATGGTTTATATAATGAAATTAACATTGACTATACCCAAACTCTTAAAGATTTAGGATTTACCAGTGGTGAATACCAATTAATTATAGGCTTTTACCGTAAAGTAATATTAAATAGTTTTATTAAACCTTTTTATATTTCTGAAATATCTCCTTCTAGACGTGAAATTAAAATTAAAAGTGATTTTTTATCAGATGAAGATATGATAAGAGGCTTTAATGGCCTTATAGGGATAATAGAATCAAGCGCATATTTCAGAGAATTTATTTTAAATTTCGGTAATAATATTCAAGCTACTGGTATTAATTTTCAAATCGATAGTATAACAGAACCTACAGAAGTTTTAATTAAATTATATGATCCACTTCCCAATACACTTAATATTAAATCTAAATTTAGATTAGCAGAAGAAATTATTAATCCTGTCTCTATTACTGTAGATTTAGGGGAGCCCACACTAGATGAGCTTATAGTAGGGGAAGAAATTAAAGGCCCTAACTTAAGAATTGACACTAGATTAAATTCTAGTAAACCATCTACTTTTAGAACTTACGACCAAATATTGGGGGGATCTATTAGTTCTTCATTTTCAAACATAAACAATTACCTATCTTCCAGTTTAGAATTAGCAATAGATTTTTCAGACACTGATACAGATTCAGGATATCATTTTGAAAATTTCATCCATTTCAGCTCAGCTGTTGAAAGATTAAAAAATTTCCGTTACAAACTTCAACTAGTAGAAAGTTATGATGACGAAATTAACGATATAGATACACTAGAAGGTTCCCAAACATCTTCTGTTGTAGTAATAGCTGAAAGAGACCGAATCGAAAAGAAAAAAACCAATCTAATTGGATCTTTCGATCAGTATGAGAGGTTCTTATATTATGATTCTGGAACATATGCGTGGCCTAAAACCAATTCTTCAAAACCATATACCCTAGCAACTATTAACTCAAATGAAGCAAGAGAATGGATAGGTAGTGAGGTTTACACTAGTGGGTATTATGGTGGGCAGTTATTAAGTGCCTCAATGTATGATGATATTAATATTCATAGACTCACAGATACATTACCCGAACACGTTGTTTCAAATGAAGATAATTCACAGTATGTTTTATTTGTAAATATGGTGGCTGAACACTTTGATAGAATATGGTTATATATTGACCATATTACTAATACAAACGAGG